TAAGCAGGGGGGTTGGCAATCGGTTGATAGTGCCACAACCGGTAGTGGCCACAATCAGCTGTTGGGCATAGCTTTGGGTACCAAAGCGGCTGACCATGGCGTTCTGGTTAGAGGATACTTTGATGTACATACCTTTTATTCCGGTTCTTTCATAAAAGGGGGACCTATGTATATCCAATCGAGTAGCGTGGGACGAACCGCTACGGGTGGCGGCTATCTAAGTGGCGCTGCTCCGACTGCGGGCGATTCATATGTTAGAGTTGTGGGTTATGGTACTGATACTGCAAATGTGATTTACTTTAACCCGGACGCGACTTATGTAGAGTTGGCATGATATGTCAACATCCAGCGTACCGTCGAGGATAAATGGAGTAGACGTGGCTAAAATGAAAAATGTTAACACTACCGATGTTGCGGTCGACTGGGAAACAATCTACGACGTCGACTTGACTGCGCAGACAACGGGGACTTCCTGGCCTCGGATCCTTACGGGAAGTAATGGAGAGGAGGTCTCGTGGGATGCGGGAAACGTAGCGACGTATTCTTCAGAAGTTTCGGTTCAAAATGGCACCGGTGTAAGGATTATTATCGACGGAGCCTCGACTACTTCGGGTCGGTGGTTTGGCAACACACAAACCGGACCATGTGTATATGCGCCCATCGCGAATGTTTTCACAGCTGCGGGACTTACTTATACCCTCGACGATACGGTTGCAATTCAAACCATTCATGAATTTACTGTTAATACTGCTGGTACTGACTCTTCCTATTTTTATGGTGGCCTTCTCTTTTTTGATGGTACTACCGGAGAGCCCACACCAGGAGGCGCCTCCGCCGGCAACTGGGTGCATAGTTGTTGGCTAACAACAAGCTCAGCGGGAGACATCAATCAGTGGTTCTTCAGAAACGGGACGTGCCATATCACCGACCCAGCCGGCGCCGGCAATCAATACTGGATCGATGAAAGCGCCCCGCCCACTTCACAGCCCCACACATTTGCTGAGATTGTAGCATACCCGGGCTCCGTTTGGTCATCACGTGCCGGCCCGAATACTACATTCCCAACACCCCTAACTGTTACCGATTCGTATGCGTACGGCAGCCTAAGCCAAGAATTGGGCCCAGAAATGGGTACTAATGGCGCCCCGTGGGAGAACACTACGGCGAACCCGGGCCAGACCACACAATTCGCTTTCACTCCAGACGGCGCGGCCACAAGCCATCAAGCGAACTTCGCTATGTTCTCGTCTTATTTCACAAATACCACCCGAGATTCCAAAATTACTTGTGTGTGGAAAAAACTTCGAGTTTTGAGAAGGGGAACGTAGGACTTCATGATTTATGAAGAGAGAAACACTGATCCGGATAGCACATATGTAGAGTTGTCTAGTGACTAAGAGGTGTATTTAGATGTGGGGGCTTAATAATGTCAGATTATAAAGTTATTAGTACTGTAGCTGCCGCCGATATCAAAATCATATCAAATATTGCTGTAGCAGATATTCGTTCAGTTACTGGAGATGCCAAGCAACCTAGCAGCGGCTTCGAGGGTCTCTACGCTCTAGACAATATTGAAAAATTTACTAGTATCAACAATATGAATTACGGATCGAGGTCGAGCGGGTGGAAGGGTCCATGGGTGGGAATCGGTAAGGCTGCTCTCGATCCGACTTATTCGTGGAAGTCTGCTTGCAGGTCGGTTGCCGAAATATCAGGCGAGGTCGGCGGTACCGCCTATGTCCAGTGGAAAAACGACCTAGGCTACAACACCGCTTGGAATCTACTGGTCGGCTTAGGCTACGTCGACGATGATAATTGCGGCGGCGTGGATCCACGCGATTGGTTAACGTGGACATGGGAGCTCATTGCCGGTGGGACCAAAGCATGGTGCGGTACGTGCGTAGGCCCCGTCCCACCGGCGGGAGCAACCGCCGGGTACGAGATGGTTGATAATTCTCAAAATTGGACCAATGGAGTCACCGCGAACAACACCAACTATCGAACATGTAGGCTTGAGGTTAACAGCGGCGTCGTGAGTTGGAAGTATAGTGATGATGCAGAAGTGAGCTGGACAACAATGTATACTTCTCCCAGGACTGTTGATATAGCAGGAAACAGTAATTTAGTTGCATGCGTTGCGGTAAAAGCACCTCACGGATATGGGGGAACCCCCGAGAACCTTAAACTCTACGGAAAATTAGAGAATACATAATTATAAAATGATAACTATTAGTCATTTCCTCATCTTAGGAACTATTTATTTTCGATAAGATATATTTTTAGGAGTATTTTATGTCTTCACTATTAGAAGAAGCCATTGTCGACGCTAAAGCCCTCAAGGAAGCCGCCCTCAAGAATGCGGAACACGCTGTTTTGGAGCGTTATTCGGCTGAAGTTAAAGGTGCGCTAGACGCGTTGCTAGAGCAAGATGAGCTTGGCCTAGGCGAAGCTAGTCCTCCCGACACTGATGCCTCTTTTGTTGAGGATGTCCCCTATGCTTTTCAAAACGAGGAAGTAAATGCTCCAGCTACCGACGAGCTTGTAGAAATCGATTTTGATCATCTCAAAACGAGAATTGCTGAGGAAGAGTCTGCCGGCATCGAACCATCTATTGACGAGATGGCAACATCGGAAGAAGTTGCGCTAGGTCTCCAAGAAGGTGATGTCAACCCTGATGTTGCCCAGATGGAAGATGACGAAGATGCAGCCGAAAAGTCGACGGCAGTTGCTTCATCCGGTGGCGGGAAAGCCGGCAGCCCTCTAGAAGAGGACGAAGAGATAGGTCTTACTGAGGAAATGCTCGCAGACCTCATCGAAGAACTGGTAGTAGATATGGTACCGCGCCCTCAAGGGTGGGCGAGTATCAATTCAGCCGACAACAGCATCGAACAGGCCAATAATGATGCCATGGCCGCTGCTAGCGCGGAACACCTCGAAGAAGAAGAGGAAGTCGAGGCAGTATCGACAGCCCCTGACGTAGTGTCAGATGCGGCCCTTTTCGAAGAGAAAATTACAACCCTTAAAGTATCTAATAAAGAGCTTGATGCTCTTTTATCAGAAGCCAAGTATCAGCTTACTAAGCTGAACTTGGAAAATGCTAAGCTTGTTTATCAAAACAAGGCTTTGAATAGCGCCTCCTTGAATGAGCGGCAAAAAACACAAATTGCCGAAGCTGTTCAGTCTGCCAATTCTGTTGAAGAAGCGGGTATGATCTATGAAACAATTCAAAACGCAGTGGGATCCCCGACTAATCGTCGTACTCGTCCACAAACACTTCGTGAAGCGGTTCAAAGACCTACGTCGCTTTTGATCAGCTCAAATAATGAGACAAACGGCACAGCTGTTGCAGATCCCAAAATGGATCGTATGCTGCGCCTAGCAGGCTTAACAAAGAATTGACATTCAAACTATTAATATATAAGGAGGTTATAAAATGTCTATTGTTCAGAAATTAACCGAAGGTATCGTTAATCGCGATCTTTCTACAGAGGGTGCAGCTCTGATCTCCAAGTGGGAACAGACCGGTCTCTTGGAAGGAATCGGAAACGACGCCAATCGGAACGGAATGGCTCGACTGCTTGAAAACCAGGCACGTGAGCTTCTCCGTGAAACCACAACTATGGCTAGTGGAGACGTTGAGGGCTTTGCTGCCGTCGCGTTCCCCCTCGTTCGCCGTGTATTCGGCTCCCTGATCGCCAACGATCTCGTTAGCGTTCAGCCGATGAGTTTGCCCTCGGGCCTCATCTTCTTCCTCGACTTTACCTATGGTGGTACGGTCAACGACACTGGTGACCGTCTCGGATACGTCGCTGGCAAGTCACTTTACGGTGGCGATGTTGTCGGCGCCGGACTCACTGGTGGTGTTGACCTGACCGGCAATGACGGCGAAGATGCTGCTGGCGCATATAACTTGCGCAACGGCTACTCTTCTCCGACACAGTCCGCGGTGGCTACAACTCCCGCATGCGATATCTCGGGTACGATTAACGGCGAAGGTGGTGTTGACACAAACGTTGCCGACTATGGCATTGCGCTTCCACCGGGCCTAGGTGGCTTGACTGCGGCCTATGTTAGTGCTCAGATCCTGAAGTTCGATCCAGATCTTACATCTGGCTCGACCTTCGCGGTTCTGTCTCAGGACCTTGGATCCACACAGATGAACTTCGATGACCTTGTGGGTCTCGATGTTGTCTTCGGCACCGGCGGCAACGTCGCCGGACGCAATTGTGTGCGTCGACTGTCAGCACTCAGCAAGTCAGCCGATCTTTCGACCACGTCGCAAGATGTTGTTCGTATTCTTGCTGTGGGCACTGGTTCTATGGCCGAGATCGCCGTGGAACTTAATGCTGCAACGCTGACGTTCCCCATTAATGATGATATGGTCAACGCGGGCCCAATTGGTGCGGTCCAGGGTGATGATACCTGGGGACTGGAAAATGAACCCGGAATCCCCGAGATCAACATCAAGGTTGACAGCGTGGCTGTTACTGCGATGACCAAGAAGCTCAAGGCTAAGTGGACCCCGGAGTTAGGACAGGATCTTAACGCCTACCACAACCTTGATGCAGAGGTCGAGCTTACTCAGATTCTGTCTGAGCAGATCGCTCTTGAAATTGATCGCGAGATCCTTGAGGACCTCGTTAAGGGATCGACGGGTGCAACCCGTTTCTGGTCTCGACGACCCGGTCAGTTCCTTAACCGTGTAACCGGCGCTGATGCTTCCAATGGAACAAATCCCCCGGATTTCACCGGTAATGTGAGCGAGTGGTATGAGACTCTCATTGAGACAATCAATGATGTTTCGGCCCAGATCCACAGGAAGACACTCCGTGGTGCAGCAAACTTTGTGGTTACATCCCCAGAGGTTGCTAACATCCTTGAGTTCACTGCTGGCTTCCGTGCCAATGTGACTGCTGATGCAGACCGCGGCGACGCGGGTGCTGTTAAGGTTGGTTCGCTTTCGAAGAAGTTCGACGTTATCGTCGATCCTTACTTCCCGCGTAATCTGCTCCTTGTGGGCCGACGCGGTAGTAGCTTCCTTGAGAGTGGTTATGTGTATGCACCTTATGTGCCGCTGCAGACCACCCCGACGATCTTCGGTGTTGAAGACTTCGTGCCTCGCAAGGGCGTGATGACTCGATATGCCAAGAAGATGGTTCGTCCAGATATGTATGGCTTAGTCGTAGTCCGCGGACTTGAAGAGTAGCATACCTGACGTAAGGTCAAAATAGTTAAGCCCCGTCTCTCTTTTGAGGCGGGGCTTTCTATTTAGTATTAGACAACTAGAGGACTATTCATGGCGATCCCAAAACTAACTCCCGCTTCCACTACTAATTCCAATGTTTTGCCGATTACTGGAAGTACAACCAGTGTTGTGGCGACATTGCCTTTTGGAGTATATGCGTCCTCTGCCGCATTTGTTTCCGGCGCCACGGATCAAGTGGCATATACATATAAAAAGCTGGGGGGAGACGTCCTAGACATTGAACTGACGGAAGGAAATATATACTCAGCATACGAAGAAGCAGTTCTAGAATATTCATATTTAATCAATTTACATCAGAGTAAGAATTCCCTCGCGAGCCTTTTGGGAGCAGCCACAGCCAGTTTTGATCAGTTTGGTCAAATTACCGCGGGGCACGCTCTATCCGGCTCAAATGTAGAGTTGAAATATCCACGATTTGACTATGGGTACGTAAGAAAAGTTTCAGATCGGATGATCACCGAGACTGGGCTAGGCGGCACAGTTCCAATCTATTCGGCCTCGATTGCTAGAGTGGCCGGCCTGCAAGATTACGATCTTCAAGTGCTTATATCGTCCTCTGCTGCCACAGACACAACTGTTCCGTATTTTGGGAAGGTAGCAGACAAAAGAGTCGTAATTAGAAAAGTCTTTTTTAAGACGCCACGTGCTATGTGGAGATTTTATGGCTATTATGGAGGTTTTTCTGTAGTCGGGAATATGAGAACTTATGGTCAATATGCTGACGATTCAACTTTTGAAATAATTCCCACATGGCAGAACAAACTTCAGGCCATGGCTTATGAGGATGCTTTGTGGACTAGAATTTCTCACTATTCTTATGAGATAAGAGATAATATGTTGCGCATATTTCCTAGACCCGTCAGCACGAGCCCAGAAAACTTCTGGGTTCAGTTTACTATTATGGATGAACTAGAGCCATGGGAAACTGGCGACCGGGGGCAGACGGGTATCGATGGCATAAACAACATGAACACTCTGCCATTTCAAAATATTCCATATGAAAATATCAACTCTATCGGTAAACAGTGGATCCGCCGCTTTGCGTTAGCGTTGACCAAGGAAGTCTTGGGTCAAGTTAGAGGCAAGTTTGCAGTTGTACCAATCCCCGGTGAAAGCGTAACGCTGAACGCTGCAGAATTATTATCGCAAGCTAAAACCGAGCAAGATTTGCTTCGCGACGAACTGAAGCAAATCTTGGATGAGATCACCTACGAACAGTTGGGAACGACCGTCTCCTCTCTGGAAGATTCGGCCACGAAAGTGTTGCAGAATGTTCCCGTTGGCATCCTTGTAGGTTAAAGGAGGCTCATTCCGGTGGCACAATCAAACAGCAAACGCACACAAAAACAGATAAAAAACAAGAACAAAAAAAGCTATGTTGGCGATAAGAAGGTTGAATCTAGGCTGCATGACATTGAGGTTTCTCCATCTTCTCTGGAAACTATAGATAAAGCTGTATTGAATTATGTAGATGAAACTTTAAACATTTCGGTTTCCACCAATGAGGGGTTTAAGAAGGTTCCAGTGCTCTGGGTGACTGCCGAGCGCGCCTATCAACTTAAACATAATAAGGATCTCAGAGATTCAGAAGAAACTTTGATTTTGCCGCTTATTACGGTGGACAGAAAGAGTATTCAAAAGAGCCCCACAGAGTATGCGATCCCGGCAGCTAACATTCCAGCCGTCCGAGACGCGATGGGGGGCACTATTACAATTGCTCGCAAGATTAATCAGAAAAAGACTGCGGAGTTTCAAAATGCCTACTCCGAGAGAAACTTTAATAAAAGTACGTGGCCCAAAGTCGAGCCAAAGCGCACAGTATACGAAACAATTACTATTCCGTTCCCTACTTGGATAGCACTGAACTACGAAATATCAGTTCGAACAGAATATCAGCAACAAACAAACGAGATAGTAAGAAAATTCATCAGACAAGGGGGCCTCAACAGCATGCCCTTCCGAATTGAACAAGAAGGTCATAAATTTGAGGCGTTTATAGATGGAAATCTTTCTAACAACTCCAACGTCTCGTCAATGGGAATGAAACAGCGAAATTATGAGACCATGATCAACTTCAAGGTTTTGGGATATCTTATTGGCGATGGCGATAACCAGGAGCAGCCAAACATTGTTCGTCGACAGAATGCAGTAGAGGTTAAGATCCCCCGCGAACGTGTAATTTTTGGTGACGTTCAGGACTTCCTGGATAATTCGGGGTTTTATAAAGAGTAAAGGTGGTTTCAAGTTTTATTTTACTATTTATCAATGAACGTTAGCGTTTTCGTAGGAGAATACAAAAAATGCCAGTAGATAGTTTTAGATTTGTATCGCCAGGTGTTTTCATTAATGAAATCGACCAGTCGACGATCCCCCAGGGAACCACTATAGGAGCAGGCCCAGTTATTTTTGGGGTTGCCGAAAAGGGCCCAGCCCTCGTCCCCACACGGGTATCCAGTTTTTCAGAGTTTGTGAGCATTTTCGGGAATCCCATTCCCGGCGCTGCAGCGAATGGAGATGTATGGAGACAAGGAAACTACTCCAATCCCACTTATGGCGCATACGCAGCCCAAGCCTATTTGGCTAATGGCGCTCCGTTAACGTTTATACGCCTCGTCGGCGATCAAGAATCCGGTGGAACCGGCAAAGCCGGCTGGGATATCCCCAAGTTAGCAGCCGCCACCTCGGGCCTCATGAGCAACACTGGTGCATCTCTGGGCCTCTTCGTTGCGGGCGACAGCTCTGAGACTGGCCAGACAGAAGGCACCCTCTTGGCGATATTCCAGGTCACAGGATCTGATACCACGGTAGAGTTGACAGGTGAAATAGGCGGCGACGGCGGCACCGCAACGACAGCTGCTTGTGCAATGATCCGACCCGCTGCAGTAACCGATTCTACTGGCACAGTTTATGAATACCGGGTAAGAATTTCTGGATCAAACGGAATTGAGGACACTACTTTTAACCTGGATCCAAAAAGCTCTCGATATATTCGAAGCGTTTTTAACACAAACCCTCAGCTCTTAAATAGCGATATCACCCCAGCTGCAAACCTTAGGGATTATTTTTTGGCTGAAACATATGAAAGAAATGCTATTGATAATATAAGCAACCTTTATAAGGGCGACTCAATTACGCGAACTAATCTTTCGGGTACTCTTGGGGTTGTTTTGGGGCTTGTTTCCGGTTCCGTCTACGGAGGAGATCACCAGCAAGCGTATGTATCTCCTGCTACTCCTTGGATTGTGGCCCAGGACGAAGGCCTTGCAAGTAGCTTCGACGTAAATGATACCGCTCAGCGGCTGTTCCGTGTTCACTCTCGCGAAGGAACCGAATATGCCCAGAATCACTATAAGATTTCTATCTCGGATATTAAGCAGTCTTCCAATCCGCTCTTCCAGCCATATGGAACGTTCTCGCTGCTCGTACGTGATATAACGGATACCGACGAAGACCCGCGTATTTTAGAACAGTTCAACAACTTGGACCTTAATCCCGCGTCCCTTAACTTTATAGGCAAGAGGATCGGTGATCGTTCATATTCGTATGATGCGGTCAACCAGAAGTGGACCGAGATCGGTCAGTATCCGGTCTTGTCCTCCCTCGTTCGTGTTGAGTTGGACTCCATGGTTGAAAATGGCGACCAAGATGCATCGCTGCTTCCGTTCGGATTCCGCGGCATCCCCGTATACTCCCCAGCACAACTTCAAAGCGGCTCGAGCGAAGTATTATCATATGATCTCGGAAGCTCAGGATCTCTCGGCGCATGTGTTTCTATTATTGCAGATGGCGCTAGCGGCTCGATGCCGACTAACGCGTTGACCACCAATACCCCCCTCGAAGGCGTGGCCGTTGATTTCGGCACCCCGGCCGAGATCGCCGAGACCGGCACCTCGGCCTCGTGCTTGGTTTTCCCAGCACTCCCCCAGCGCTCCAGCGCAGCTGACGGTCGGTTGGGCAAGAACACCAACGCCTTTTTTGGCTTATCGACAAATCAGGCCGCAAACACTTTGGTGTTTGATGGCAGCATTCGCGATTTGGTGAGGATTACCCCTGCTAGCACAACCGCTACCAATGTTGTCCTGTCTCCCGGGTTTTCCCTGGATGATCTGGTGTGGACTAGTGGAGTTGTCTCACATAGTGGCTCCGATCTTTGGATATATAACGACGGGATTACTGGAGACGGCTCCCCGCTGCAGCCGAACGCCAACAGCCTCCGCCGCGGCACCCCTGAAGGTGGCCGACGCGACGGCACATCCATGACGGCTGTCAGTTCTTCTTACACAGAGCCTCTGAATTTGGGATATAACAAGTTTACAGTGCCATTATACGGTGGCTTCGATGGATTTGACATTTTCGAAAAGGACCCCTTCAATCAGACCAGGGCCTTGGATGTCAGCATTGACACAAAGACGACAAGCGCTTACCCGATGTACTACACATTACGCAAAGCTATTGATTCGGTGCGAGATGTGGATCAAATAAACATCAATATGGCAGCAATGCCCGGTATCACCGATGAACAGACAACCGATTATCTCATTGCCATGGCAGAAGAGAGAAAGGATACCCTGGCGATCATCGACCTTGAGGGTGGATACACTGCGTCAACAGAAAATAATGATTCTTTCGTTGACCGCATTGGTTCATCTGCTAACACTGTTACTCATGTTGAGAGCCGCAACTTTAATTCAAGCTATGCCGCGTCCTACTATCCATGGGTGCAGATCGATGACCCTGCTTCGAAGCAGCGTCTTTGGGTGCCCCCATCCGCAATCGCGATGGGCGTCTTGGCCGCTTCGGCAGCACGCTCTGAACTGTGGTTCGCGCCGGCAGGCTTTAACCGCGGCGGACTGAACAACAGCTCAGCCGGCCTGAAGGTTGTTAATGTCCTCGAAAAGCTGACAGCATCACAGAGAGACGATCTCTATGAGGTGAATGTTAACCCGATTGCTTCTTTCCCGGCCGAAGGCATTGTTGTGTTCGGTCAGAAGACGCTGCAGGCAGCACCGTCAGCCCTTGATCGTATTAATGTACGTCGCCTGATGATTCACTTGAAGAAGGAAATAAGGCTGATTGCAAACAACATACTTTTTGATCCAAACGAAATGGTTACATGGAACCGGTTCTTGAACCGCGTCAACCCATTCCTTGACTCAGTCAAGAACAGGTTTGGACTTTCCGAGTACCGAGTGGTTTTGGATAGTTCAACAACTACCCCTGATATGGTCGACAGAAACATCCTTTATGCTAAGATTTTGCTTAAGCCGACAAGGGCGATTGAATTCATTGCACTCGATTTTGTAATTACTAGGGCGGGAGCAGATTTCGGATAATAAAAAGGGGGGGATTTAGTTCCCCCCACTATTTAATTTAAAGAGGATATTAAAATGGCAGAATTCTGGAGTTCAGTACAAAGCGAGCCGAAACGATCACATCGTTTTTTGGTTACTTTTGACTTACCAAGCGGCACAAGCACGCAAATCTTTGCTCGATCGTTTGCAAAGCCCTCCTGGACATTGGGAGTGACAGAGCATCAGTTTCTGGACAAGACTTTCTACTACCCAGGCCGCATTAACTGGAACGAAGTACAGATGTCTTTTGTTAATTCTCAGGACCCTGACATGGATGCAGAGCTGCAGTCTGTTTTGGCGCTTTCAGGATATGTTTTCCCTGATGAGGTGTCGAGCGGCACCAGTGTCGTCCGCGCAGGAACTCCGAACAAGCCAGACGCCGTCGGCGCCATAGGCAACGGCGTGATGGTTAGCGAACTAGATGGTAATGGCCTCGTGATTGGCAGCTATAAGCTTCAAAATCCGTTCATTACATCAGTTTCTTTTGGTAACCTAGATTATGGTAGTGAGGAACTCCTTTCCGTTGACCTTAATGTGCGATATGACTGGGCAGTATACGTTGTAGGCAGCTAGGCGTTCCAGACCATGAGCAACGGCCTCATCGCGCAGCTTGTCGCACCATTTGTTGCCGCTCAGGACAAGACGCGCCTCGGCACCCCCGGCTTCGGCCTTAACGACGGATCCGCGGATATCGCAGATCAGATATGGTGGACCTCTCCCCATGTTTCGCCGAAACAACAACATCGATTTTCAGCAGTTTTTCCTGTATATATGCCGATGTATCCCTGCCGAGGAAGGGACACAACTGCTTTAGC